CTTTGATTTAAAATTTAACGCCGTTTTTCCAAATTAATAAAAAACTTAAAAAAAACCATTATGAAATTTAAATTTGATGAAATAGAGATAGATATGAATGACAAGGTGGAAGATTGGAATGTAATAAAAACACAATCATATATACCAGATAGGACTTCTTTTGTTGTAGATGAATTTAATAAATCTTTCCCACACTTAAAAGTAAATTCATTCAAAGATTTGAGTGGTGTTTTAAGTAGATCAAAAGCCTTACAACAGTGGTATGCAAATATAAATTTAACATTTGTTACTAAAGAAAAAATACCCTATGGCTATAATGACGTAATTACAACCAAAGAGAATGAAGTAATAGTTAAAGAAATTGAAAAATACAATGTTTTATTACAAGAAGAATCTAAAAAAAAACTTTTATTACAAGAAAAATATTTACAAGATCTTAAAAAGATAGAAGAAGATATTAATTCTAGAAAAGAAAAACTCTTTTTAAATAAAAAATTGTTTGTTTTAACATTAAATAAAATGCAATTACCTTTAACTATATTATTTTCAATTGAGAATTATACACCTAAATCTGCTGATAATGAATTAGAGGCCAGACAATACGCTAATGAATTATTATTTTTGTATAAAAAACAATTACTCATTAAATTAAATGAAGACCCTAATTTAGATATTAAGTCTTTAGTTAATTCTCTTTCAACAAAGTAGCACGAGTGGACCATAATCTTGTTAAAGCTTTTTATAATTATTATAGAAATAAAATGAATTATTTGAAAGTTTTTAATTGGTATCCAGCTTTTAGCGCTTTTAAAAGCGTTTTTAATTCTAAAAAACAAAGAGAAAAGTTAGTATTAAATGGTGAAGAGCAAATTGAAGAAGCGTATTTCGAATATATTAATTGTAAATGCACAGGTCAAAAATATCAAGAAAATATTTTAAAACGTATTTATAAAACAATTAGGTTATATAAATTAAAAGCAAGTTCATATGGTGCTTTATTACTTACAAAAAGAACAAATATTAAAGGGTTAATTTCTTTCTTTAATATTGATAATCACTCTGTAAGAAATCCGGAAAGTTCTCGGTTAGTTGGTTTTTTACCTGACTATAAGGGTTGTAAACCAACAAAACCAGTTATAGAATCAAATAATAGATTTACTGAATTTCTTAAAAGTATAAATCCTAACGTTTTTAATATAAAATATCCTAATAGTTATGATAAATTAGTTGAAACTTTAAATACTTACAAACTATCTTTTGAAGGATCTTTTCAATCAAACTTAAACCATATAAAAGAATTTTTTTCAAACAATACAATTAAGTATAGTATAGAAGAAATTTTTGAACTATTAAATTTTTCTAATTATGATTTTTTTAGATGTGCTGATATAGATATAATTGAAAAAAAAGATTTAATTTATTTTACGAAACTAAATAAAGATTCATCACCTGGTCATTATACAAAAAAGTTATTTTCTAATACAAAAAAAGGTTGTGTTATACCCACAATTGAAATTGCGGGTAGAATATTAGAACATGTTAAAAAAACAGCTACTTTGAATTATTCGTTATGGGAAATTTTGGGTAAAAATAAAACTTTCAAAATTGAAAGTGATTCACCTGATTATGTATCAACACGTGCTATTTGGAATCCTGAATTCCCATTTTCTATAATTGCTAACTGTTTAAATAACCACATGTGTTTAAGTTTACACAATTCAAAAGATGAACTAAAATTTGATTTAAAAAAAAAGCTAGATTTAAAAAAAACATTAAAACTAACTGAGAATAGATTAAAATATGATTACTTTGTTGATGCTGATTGGAAATTTTTTGATGCGTCAATTGATACACCTATTTTAGTTGTTGCTGGTAGTATAATGTTTTCCAAAATGGCTTCTAAGAATAGTTCTTTTAGAAGATTGTGTTTTTACATAATGTCTTCTTTTATTACAAAATTTTTAATTGTTGAACCTGGTGCTGTTTTTAAAGTTAATAGAGGTAATCCTTCTGGTCACCCTTTTGTTACATTAGTTAATTGTTATTCTAATTTGATTTATTGGTCATTGATTGGTTTTAAAATTTATGGTAAAGATTATTCTAAGTATATGGATATCACTGTGTATGGAGATGATGCTTTAGTATATTTTAAAAAACATGAAAATCTTGAAAAAATAGACTCTATAATTGCAGAGATTGGTTTAAGATCAGAACCAATATTTGAAAAATTTTATCCATGTAAACAGTTTTCAGATTTAAATGAAGAACCTGATTATCTTAAGAGACATTTTAATTTTTTTGAGATAATTTGGAATAAAAAAAAAATATTTGATAGATTAATTTTTGTTGAAAAAAAAAGAAAATTAAAAGATCAAATTGAAATAGTTTTAAATTATTCTATAACAGCTCCA